AGCACCAACACCAATTAAATATTTTACAGTAACAGTACCACCACCAGAAACAGTCGAAGTAGCCGCAGTTGGGCTTTCAAAGATCAACAGTTAGATCAGCGTTGCAAAGAGGCGATGAAAAAAGAGCAATAGATGTGTTGTTGGCTTACTGTCGTTCTAGGGGTAGAGTGTTAAAAGGTTTACAAAGAAGGAGAGCTGCTGAAGCTAATTTATTCTTTAGCCACATAAAATGAAAATACTTTTTTTAGATATTGAAACGAAGCCTGCTGTAGTTTCAGCATGGCAAACAAGAGATGTAAATGTTGCAGTTAATCAGATAATAAGAAGAGGCTCAATCATGTGTTGGGCAGCACAGTGGTACGGATCAGAAGACGTTATTTTTGATTCAGAATGGACTAGCAGTTACAAGAAGATGATAAAACATATGCATGATCTTCTTAATGAGGCTGATGCTGTATGCCACTATAACGGTACGTCATTTGATATGAAAGAATTGAATCGTGCCTTTTTACTTTTAAAGCTTCCCCCTCCAAGTCCATACAAAAATATAGATCTATATAGAGTGGTAAGACAAAACTTTAGGTTTATATCTAACAAACTAGAAAACATATCAATTGAATTAGGTATTGGAGAAAAGGTTAAGCATTCAGGAATGCATCTATGGAATGATGTAGAGAAGAAAGATCCAGAGGCTAGAAGAATGATGGAAGAGTACAACCGACAAGATACAGTTTTATTGATAGACTTGTTTGAGAAGTTAAAACCTTGGCTTAAAAATCATGGTCTTAATCACAATATGTTTACCGACAAAATGGTATGTCCAACTTGCGGATCTATTAAGTTACAGAAACGTGGGTATCAAAAGAATCACAGTTACACCTATCAGCGTTATCAATGTCAGGAATGCGCTACATGGTTTAAATCTAACAAATCAATTAAAGAGTTAACAAAGTCAGAGTCAGCTATCAACATATAAGGGTTATCATGGATATAGAAAAAGTGGTTTCTGCAATGGTAGGAAAAACTATTGAAGAGGCACAAATAGGTTATCAGGATTCTGAATTAACTTTATTTTTAGATGATGGGACAGTTATTGACATAATTGTGGACACAATTCATGCTGATATACCAGAATTAGACGATTAGCAAAAAAACGGCTTTTCGTAAGGCTCTCTGTGAGGAGTTTAATGTTGAGTTGATACACTTACATCAAAACATATTAAAAACCTCACTACGAGCTCTGTGACGGCTTCAGACAGGTTTCATTATATATAACCACATCTCCAACCTTAATTACCTTTCCAGACACACAATTTGTAATACGATACATATCTTTTGTGCCATCATTCCAAAACTCTATAGTATGTCTATACCCTTCAAAGAAAAAATCGTCCATTAAGCATCATCGTCTTCCGACAAAATCTTTTCTGCCATAAACTCTTCCATGCTCATTTTTAATTCTTCATCTTCTGATGTGTGCTGAATTAAATGCTGAAGATACCAGTGCGCTTTTAATAAATCTTCAACGCCATTCTTCTTTTTCCAACGCCACATATACTTTATTACATTGGCTGTATCAGTTGCTTCAATTCCAACAAGATCCTTAGTCACTTGTTCAATAGCTTCAATGCACTCTATGCGACCTCTATAATGATCTGGGTTTATGTTATCTGCCATTATTTTTTCTCCGTAATATTTTCAATATTAATACATTTAATTTTAGTTTTGGTAAAAATGTTTTTTGCTTCATTCATTGACTCAAACAAGTAACCATTCTTATGGCAATGGTAAGCTTTGTCTGGAATAGAATTAATACCAAGCCAAATTAAACCTCCTAAAAAAACTAATACTCCAACTATTAACCATCCATTTTTTTTCTTTTCAGTGTGCAATTTATAACTCATCATTTTCCTTACTCCTTTGTCATGTTATAACCATCAGTACAATTATTCATTAAGAGTATAATAGAGCCTTGATTAACCAATAAGGACTACTACTATGTGGACAAAACCATCAGCTACAGAAATGAGATTTGGCTTTGAAGTAACAATGTATGTAATGAACAAGTAATACTTGTAATACACTAACCCTCAAGTTCTCAATGTAAGCTAGCTTAGACCAATTCCAAACTAACTTAACCTTGAGGGCAGTGTAACCATAATCCCTAGAAAGGGATGTCTTCAAGATCCTCAACAGTATTTGTAACTGGTGCACTAGATGCCACTGGTTGATCTTCCTTTTTATTTACTTGACCACTTAAATAAGTCAGACCACCTTTACTAACAGTTTTCCATAGCGCAACATCAAAATCAATGTTAGCAATAGTAACGCTTCCGGTGTAGTCAGGTGACTTATCATTCTTTTTTTCTTTAACCGCAAATATTGCCATACGATTATTGTTGTTGTACTCAGCCATTCTAATTCTCCTTAATAAAATCTTACTTTGGTTGCTTTAGTTCTTTTAAAATTATAAATCTCTTCTATTAAAACCAAATACTGATCTATCGTTGTACAGTCTTGTAATTTAACTGACTGAAACGATAGCTTATTTAAAAACTCTGCATGGTTATAATCTTCATTGCCAAACAAATCTAGCATAGCATAAACAAATGATCTTCTTTTATAACCTTCATAATACTTAGAACACATAGATATTTTTTCTGCATTTCTTGTAGCTAAATTAAGATCCTCAATAACAAAAGTACCATCTTTAAATTTTATGTTTCTAGTTCCTCCCATACGACTTTTGTTGGATAATAAAGCTTGAGTTTCATTGTGACCAAACCCAAATCTTTCTTTAAAATTTCTATAGATCAAATATTGTTCTTTTCCTAAATTGCAATAACCATCTAAAAAAGAATCACACGTCCAATTTTTAGTATTAGTATTTAAACGATGAACGTCTGGTAGATTTAAACCTCCAACTTTAATATAATAGATAGGCTTGCTTAACTCTTTAGCAGATTGAAACCTATGTTGCCCATCAATAATCTGATGCTTTTCATTTACAATAATTGGAACAGTTATGTACTTCTCTTCCATAGATTGTTTTAGACGTTTAATGTGTAGATCATTTACGTCCCTGTTTCCTGATATATAACTAAAAATAGTATAGTCATTGGTCATTAAGACTTGATTAACTGTTTTCATTTTACTTCTCCTTTGGTTGATAAACTGGTTTCTTTTTCCATCTACTTGGCTTTGTATTAGTCTCAACATATTCTAAGAACTGGTGAGCATAAGGCAAATACCAATCAATGAACTCTTGGTCGTACACAATCTTTTCTGCATGAAATTCCTCAGGAGTCCAAACACCGAACCAACCATAAGGCGTTCCATGAGTAAAGCATTGTAGTTGTACCTGATACCAATATCTGTCTGGTATCTTTGGGTAAATCTTTTGGGTGTAGGGACATTTCAATTCAATCCCTATATCCATATCTATCTCTGGGTCATAAATCCAACCATCAACTGATGCGCCTATAGGCTCTGATGGATGAACATGAAACTCGTTACCTTCTTTGCAGATCTCATCTAAATAAACTTCCATTGCAGACAATGCAGTTGATTCAAATTCATTGCCATAAGCAGTCATCTCATTGCCCTGAAAAGGAGCTTTCAACAATGTGTACTCTTCCCATTTAGGAACTTGCTTATCAATGATGTCATAACCCTGACTAGCAGTTACAACATTATGTCTGCGATTATCCTTTAGATGATTTGAGCTCATTAGCGTACTCCCTAACAACTTCTTGAATCTCAGGACTAAGAGTAAAGAAGAACTTTTTTAGTGATCCTTCTTTATGAGCTCTTTCCATATTATTCTTTACGTTAGAGATAAGTTCGTCTGAGATTTTTTCTTTAGATGGGGTAGCTTCTTGTTGCGCTACTGCGTTACCAACTTCTTCAGCAGATGCTATAGAAGCATCAATACCAATTCCAAGTATGCCTAAACATCTTCCGACACTACTGGTCTCTGCATTTTCTAATGCTGAAGTTTTATTGATAAAGGTAGATCCATCTTTTTCAGAAGCATGACCTGTAGACAAAATCGTACCATCATTAATTGCTGTAGCTTTAAAAGTATGAGTGCCATCAACAGATGATAGCAACTCAGTAATAATTGTTCCTTGTGGGTATAACTCACGGAAGTGAGCTATACGTTCGTTGACCATGACATAAGCTTTACCTTTTATGTCTACTGTTTTTAGTTGTTTCATAAACATCTCCTTTAAAAAATTTATTGTAACACGTTGTTAATTTTGTTTCAAACTTTTAATTTCGTCTCTTATTTTTTTGTACAAATTATTATGTTTAAGGTTTCCGTAATCAGCTTTTCTTAACATCATTTTAAGGCACTTCATTCTTGTTTGTAGCTTTTGCATTCCTTGCCATTCAAGAGATACTGGACTCCAATATTTTTTAAAGTCATCTTTAGCAACCTTAACTGTTTGTAATTCTATGCCATCAGAAATGTATCTGCGCCTAGCAAAAGTAACCCACTTATTTCCATTAGTTACTAATAGGCTAAGAGAAAATCCATCACGCCTATCGTAAAAAAAGTTTTCTGTTTTTTCCATTACAGTTTCTCCGTTAGTGGTGATTTATATTTGTTGTACAAAGAAATTGGAGCTAAGGCTTCGTAGTCTACCTTTGGAATATATACATATCTATTTATATAAACCATGTATCCAACATGATCGTTGGCTTCATCGTAAACTTTAAAAAGTTGGTTATCCATTGCTTGCCTCCTTATACTCAGATGCCATTTGATTCATCTCAACTTCTGATGGTTGTTGCTCAAACATATACTGGTAAAGTTCTTCTAATTCTTTTGTCCATTCCATTTTAAATCTCCTTTGTTGTTTATTTAACCTACAAAAGAAGTATCCTTTATTTAAACAAAGTTGTCAACAACTTATTTCATTTATTTTAAATAATTATTTCACTAAAGTGTTTGACAACTAAATTGATTGGTAGTAATGTGGAGGGACTTACTGATTAGTAGGCAATTTTAGGAGAGGTTATGAAATATAAAGAAGTAATAAAAATGTTTAACAACAGTCGGAGAGAGTTAGCCAAGGAGTTAGACGTATCAGTTCAGGCTGTATCTAAATGGGCGCAAACTCCTAATGCAGAAATACCAAAGGTTCGTCAGTTTCAGGTTAAGACAATTTTAAAATTAGATGACTAGATTATTTACACATCAAGTTTTAGATTTTACTGGAGATCCATTAATGGCTTTTCAAAGTAAAAAAGAAGCAAAATGGTTTTGTCAGAACAAACCTGATTGTAAAATTATTCAGGTAGCAAAAAGACCAAGAAAAGAAAAACCATCCTTACCAGATTGGTGGGATAAAACTGAGGAGTGTTTATTTTGAAAATTAAGAACTGGGATAGGCATCAGCACTACAAACTTAAAAATCCCAAAGGTAATAAAAAGATGCATTGGTTTAAGTTGTACGGAGGTGATCTTCTTAATGATGTAGATTATGCAGAGCTAAGTGATAAGAATAAATTAGCACTGATTGAGCTATGGTGTTTAGCAAGTCAACACAACGGAGAACTTCCAGAAATAAAAGTTATATCCTTTAGACTAAGAAGGTCAGTTGAAGACATTGAAAGTAGCCTAAAATCACTAGGTAACTGGATAATCCTAGACAAAGTATATACCTCGTCTAGAGTAGAGGAGAGGAGAGTAGAGGAGAAGAGAGTAGAAGAGAGGAGAGGAGATGAACATTTCACTACTTTCACATTTTAGTAAGGTAAGTAAAACTACTAAAAGTAATTCTTACAACTGTTTGTGTCCAGCGCATGAAGATCGTTTAGCAAGTCTTTCTATAAAGTTTGCTGATGATGGTAGAGTTCTTATGCATTGTTTTGCAGGATGTGACATTACATCTATTCTTGGAGCAGTAGGTTTAGATCTGGATGATATTGTCCCAGAAAGAAAAGACCTATTAAAACCATTAGGAAAAATATATAATCCTTTTGCGGTACTTAAAAGTTTACAAGATGAAGTTCTTTTGGTAGCAGTTGCTGCAGCTGAACTTGCTCAAGGTAAACCTTTAGAAGAAAGTGACCGTAAGAGATTGTTAGAGTCAGTCAGATTAATAAGGGAGGGTTATGAGTACGCTAAACGATAAAGTAAAAGGTATGATTGTAAGGGAGGCTGAGATTCAAAGTTATTTTGCCACAAGAGATAATGATGAGCATACAAACATACACAATCCATCAAGCTATATAGAACAGGTACAGGAATATTTTAATGGTGATTACCATAAAGGTGTGACACTACCGTGGGAAAAAACTTACGATGGATTTAGAGTTCGTCCAGGTGAAGCATCAATAGTATCTGGATTCTCTGGATCAGGTAAGTCAATGATACTTAGCCAGATGAGCTTGGGTTTGTTGGAAAAAGATTACAAGACCATGCTTGCATCTTTTGAGTTGCAACCAAGGTCTTCACTAGCAAGACTACTAAGACAAATGTCTGGGTCAAGATTACCAAGCAATGAGTTTATTGAGGAAAAGATTAACAGCCTTGATGGTAAGCTTTATCTTTACGATCAGCAAGGGACAGTTGGAGTTGAGAGCATCATTAGCGTAATTTACTATTCTGCTGAAGTTCTTGATTGCAAGATTGTGATTGTTGACTCACTCATGAAGTGTGGAGTTGCTGAAGATGATTACGAAGGACAGAAGAAATTTATTGATCGTATCTGTGTTGCTGCTAG